CGGCGTTGATGCGGATGCTTCTACCATTCCTGGAGAACCGTTCGTTCATAGAGCCTGTTCTGAAGCGCCGCATCATTCGAATCTCGGTAACGGCCCCTGAGAAAAAGGAAGAGAAGGATGCAGATTCACCTCTTCTAACCAAGATAAGTAGTGCCTACAATTGGTACAGAAGCGAATGTCTCTCCGCGGCCAAACACGCACCGTATGCCATCAAGGAACACCCCGAACTGCAGTTGGCAGTACTGGGTCCTATGGCCGACGACTTCACCAAAAACGCCAGCGCGCAGGAAGCCGCGATGGGCGCGGCTATCGCTTCCATCCCCATTGCTCTGATGTATGCTTCCAGTCTGAAGCGGGCCAAGAATCAAGGACAAGCGATGGGAGCTATCAAAAGCTTCATCGCGGATCACCCAAAGCTTACAGCAATGGGAACCTCGGTAATGGCTCGAGAGCTAATGGAACACCCAGCCGTCAACAAAGCGGTCTCCGACGTGGCTTCGCGGTCACTCAAATCGGTGGCACGCTTCGTTGCACAAGCAGCCGGGGCATGAGAGGTCCGCAACCTTGATGAAATGCCACGCCGAACAACTCAAATCACGCCCTCGTAGGAGTCAATCATGGACGAGTTCCTAGCGGACCTCTTTGACACGTCAAACAACATCTCGTCGCTCTCAGGCGGTCAGCCCGCTGAAGACCTCGAGAAGCTCGCCCAAGCACACCTCATGAGTGAGATGCTTGCGGCCGACGGTTTCGACGTCAACAAACTCACCGATGACACAGTCGCCAAAGTCGCGTCTGTGTTGGGCTTCCAAGCGGCGCCGGCGCCCACGGCGCCCGCACCTGCGGCAGCGCCGACGGAGAAGGTCGCATCGACCGAAGAGCTCCTTACTGCCGCAGGTAAAGAGAAGGTTGCGGAAGCGCAGGCTCTCGGCAAGGTCATCGCGCATTCGTACGTCAGAGAGCTCGCTGAGCTGAACCAGAAGACGGCTGCCGCAGAAGCTGCCTCGGCTCCGGCAGCTCCCGCCGCCAATGGTGCGCTCGAGAAGCTGGCCGAGGCCCGCCTCGCTGCGTGGATTCAGGAGCAGCAGGCTGCGCAACCCGCCGCCGCGCCTGCCGATGAGACCACCAAGCTAGCCGAGGCTATCGATCAGCGCGCCTACCAGATCGCGGTCGAGCGCGGAATCATCGTGGAGGAAGGGCAGTAGAACTCCCTTCTAGGGTCCTCAAGGAATGAACTCTGTGATGCTGGCTTCGTTTGAACAAGAGCTCGAGAAGATCGGGGCGAATATCGCGCTCGGTAATCCCGCAGCCTTGGCGAAGCCAGTGCCGCTTGTTTCTTCTAAGGGGCCCTCGCCTACGGCAACCTCGAAAGCGACCAACTACACGACTGTCCATACAGATGCGCGGCCTGCGGCGGCCAATGTAGCTGCAGGGACTAAGGCCACGCCGCCCCCGGCAGTCAGAACCTAGGAGATCCATGAGCACCCTAATGGACATGTTGAACGACTGCATCTCAGAGTCGATGTCTCAGCTGAGTGACCCCTCAGGCATGAGCAAGACTGCGGGTAAAGAGTGCGCCAAGTGCGAGCACGACAACTGCCCCGAAGGCTGCCCCAAGGGCTGCTCCTGCAAGCCTTTCGCTGACACAGGAAAGACCTCGAGCGTAGATCTTAGTGATCCGCTCAGCGTTGCGGATATGTGCGATTTCGTTGCGGATAATCTCGAGAAGGTCGCTGGCGACCCGCCGATGAACCCGCCGATGGACGCAGGTATCGCACCGGGTGGTCCCGGCAGCGCGATGGCGACCAACGAAGTTCCCGACAAGCCCCCGCTTCCGGACGCTGGTGGTATGGGTCAGGCCAGCGGCGCCAACCAGCCTCCGAAGCGGACAGATGCTACGGAGAAGGCCAACGTCAACGACGCAGCCAACGCTTTCCCGACCAACCTGGACTCTGCTCCAGGCGGCACGACCAAAATGTCCTCGGTCCTCGACCTGTTCGCAGCCGGCCATCTCGAGAAGACTTCGGTCCTCGAGCTCTTCGCCAAAGAAGCTGCCAACGCCGAGCACCCTGCCAGCATCAGCGCGGGCACGGAGCCAGAGCTTCAGTCCGCCGCCGCCGCCAACTCGGCAGTGAGCCAGGGCACCGAAGCTGGTGAGCAGGTTCCTTCCGAGATGGGTAGCGACTCAGGTCGGGAGCTCATCGGTTCAAACGACTCGGCTATCAACGCCAGTAAGCAGCAGGCCAAGACCAGAACGGTCAAAGCGGATATGGCTGCTTGCCTCTCGGAGACGCCGATGTCGGCGTCGCACGATTCCGCTCTCAATAAGTCGCTCGAGAACACCTCCGAAGCGGGTGTGAAGATTGCTGCGGCTCGACAACAACTGCAGGAGTTCGCCAACGCGTCTCCAGAGAACCGTGCCAAATTGGCTGAGGCGGTGAAAATCGCCTTGGACGAGGAAGAGGAAGAAGTACCTCCGGGAAAGAAACTTCCCGGTGGCGAAGCTCCCCCTCCCGAAGCTATGGCGCCACCCCCACCCGGAATGCCCATGGGAGAAGCGCCGCCGCGCCTGCCGATGATGGTTCCGGGCCAGGAGCCTGAGATGGTTCCGGGGATGGCTGGTCCCTCTGAAGAAGCGCTGGCAGCAGCCCAGTCCGGGGTTACGCCAGAAGAACTGGCCGAAGCCATGGTACTGATGGCATCCGCGGCACCGCCCCCGGCCCCCGAGCCGATGGCACCGCCGATGATGCCTGGTGGAGCTCCTCCGGTACCGGCAGCACCGGCAGCCTAAAGAGGAAAAGAGAACATCATGGAAAAGCTCAGCCAGACCAAGACGGCCTCCTTTCTGAAGCAGGCCGCGGCTACGATTCGTAGTCAGAAGGAAGACAACGACACGTTGTCCGCCGAGAACTCCGATCTTCGTGAGAAGATTGCGGGTTTCGAACGCGAGCAGCGTGTCGAGGCTATCGCTCGGGACATGGAGGACAAGGGGTTGAACGACGCCTTGGACTTCAATGAGAAGGTCGCTTCTCTCCGAGAGCAGGACAACCTCGATGTCATGGAGGAAGCGGTCAAGGTCGCATCTCCCCAGACGCCGGGCCTGCACTTCCAGACCGACGACGACGCACCCGCTGGTTCCGGTGCAAGCGCTTTCGAAACCTTCATCGTGACCGGAGAGGTCCCGCAGTAGAGCTCGGAAGTTCGAGTACTCAACCCAAGCTAGGAGATACCTATGTCCCTCGGAGCACACTTCGACCTGATCACGCCCTTCCAGATGTTGGACCGGCGTTCCATGACCGTTGCTGGTGGCGCGGATGGCAACATCCTCGACCCCGACAACGCCCGCCCGCTCATCGACGGTGAGTGGCTTCAGCCGGATGGCCTCGGCGCCATGGTCCGCGGTGGCACTGGCCACGCGACCAACGACGAGCCCGCCACCGTGCCTCAGTACGTCTACGTCGCCGAACGTGGTCGCTACGAGACGCAGGGTCTCGGCAAGGGTCCTTTCCTGTGGATCGGTGACTTCGAAGCCGACACGCTGGTCTGGGCAGGCGCCCCCGGCACGACTTCAGAGAATCCGCCGACTACGGTCGGTCAGCCTCTCGAGGTCCGCAACGTGGTGTTCACCGGCGGTATCATCCGTCGCGGCTTCGCGCTGTGTCAGTCCGGCAGCTTCGTGGTCGGTTTCGTGACCCGCCTCCCGGCGAACAACGCCAACCGGCTGCGCTTCAGCACCAAGGGCGCGGGTGGCATCCTGGCGTAAGCCTCGGCTTACCTAAGGAAGCACCAAAAGGACCAAAGGAGAATTAGAGATGAGTGCAATTGCAGCCACCGTCGAAATGTTCTGTCAGCGACTCGACGAGCCCGACGGAAAGACCAAAACAGCAGCCCTGGCGGGCCCCTGGATTCGCGACCGACTTCGCGAAGTGGCGTTCAGCCGCAACATCATTCCGCCGGACCCGGTGACCAAGGCCGACTGCCAGCGTTCCGTGAATCACGACACCCTCGTGAAGATCGTGGACGTCGAGCCCCGCTCGCGCGCCATGGCCATCGACTTCCGTTCCCAGCCCACGGCTCGCTTCATCAGCGCACCGCGTGCTGAGATTCCGTTCTTCACGGTTTCGTCCGAGAAGTACGAGAAGACGGAGCAGGAGCTTCTCGCCTACGAGATGCCCATCACGAAGATCATCGAAGAGAACAACGTGAAGGACATCCAGGAGGTCGAGGACCGCGAGTTCCTGCGGCATGGCGAGGCCAGCGTCCAGGGTCTGCAGACGGACACGAATGCCACGGTGGGCGTGAACTTCAACGCCACGAACATCCGCGCCGGCAATGTGAACGCGCAGCAGATTTCGATCGTCAAGGGTGAGCTCGCGCTCGCCGCCGACGGCATCGACTTCACTGTTCGTCCGCTCCAGCGTCCGGACCTCGTGTCGCTGTTCAAGCTGCTCGACGGCAACCGCCTGCGCGCTGACCGGATGCTGATGACGGAAGTCGACCACGACGACGTCCTCAACTGGACCGTCGAAGACTTCGGCGACAAGATCCAGTCGGAGACGGTGGTCGACGGCTACAAGTACAACACCCTTCTGGGTCGTCGGGTGGTTCGTACCATCAAGACCGACATCCTGCGGGCGGGCAACTTGTACATCTTCGCGGCGCCGCAGTTCCTCGGGAAGTTCTACATCCTGAACAACACCAAGTTCTACATCGACAAGATCGCGAACTTGATCACGTGGCAGTCCTGGGAAGACATCGCCATGGGCTTCGTGAACATCGCGGCCATCAGGAAGCTCGAGCTCTACCGAGGGTCCGTCCGTCCCACGGCGACCGACGCCGGTTTCGCAGCCTTGCTGCCGGTCGAGGAAGAGGACCTGGGCGCGGAGAACAACCGCGTCACGGCCAACCTGCACTTCCCGCAGGTCGCTCAGTTCTAAGCAACCCACTGGGGTCTAGCACCTGGCTTTTCAATACGCATAGCCAGGTGCTAGTCTCTCGGTATCGAGAAGCACATGGATACGCTGTTCATCAAACACCTGCAGCGCAGAGCTGCAACAAGAACACAGCGTGCTGCTCGACGAGGTGGCCATCGTCTAGGAATCATCTTGGACGACGGGTCTCGTATCCGCCGGAAGGGTCGTAACCGCACGACCCCTATCGACTTCGCACTCGCAGTACAAAACAGCTACACGCTTCTCAAAGGTATAGACGATGGTCTGCTGGCCATCCAAAACGCCGCTGGTGAAGTCTTCTCTCGTGACAACCTCGTTGCCCTGTTCGCAGGGACGGCAGAGGCGCCCGCGGTAGAGACTGAGCCTGAAGTAGAGCCTGTCCCCGAACCCTCCCCGGACCCCGAGCCTGAAGCGGAGACTCCTGAAGAGGAGACTCCTGCCGAAGAGCCCGAGCCTGAGCCTGAAGCAGAAACTACGGATGACGTAGAGCCTGTTGCGGACCCAGAGCCCGTCGAGGAGCCCGAGCCCGAAGCAGAGACGCCTGAAGAGGTTGAACCTGCTGAAGAGCCCGAGCCCGAAGCGGAAGCCGAGGAGCCCCCTTCTGAGGAAGAGCCCGAAGAGCCCGAAGCAGAGGAAGAGGCACCGGAAGAGCCGGCGCTGTACGGGGACGTGGACATCACCAATTCCGTTCTGGTGCCCGAAGAAGAGGATGGTGTCAGCGAACCTGAAGAGTCGACCCGCGCGGACGAGCTCACGGTCATGAGTCGAACAGCACTCAACAAGCTGGCGAAGAAAGCGGACATCAAGTTTCGCGGCGTCAAGAAGGACGACCTGGTTGTTCTTCTCGTCGAGGCGGGTGCCTGATGCCAAGAGCTTGGAATATCTCAGATCATCCGGGAGGCCCATTTGCGCCCGCAGCCATCATGGTTGTGGGGTACACGGTCCTTCCAGGACGTTTCATAGACATCCCGCAGGTTTTGTACGACGCAGCTGAGTCTAAGCTTCTCGACGACGTGGGCCGTGGGCTCATAGCGTTCGGGCAGCAGGCGCCTCTTTCTTACCGGCAGGCCAAAGGGCAGACGCACGCCCCGAAGCCCGCAGGGTACGTGCCTAGCCATGCTAGGCCGAAAAAGAAGAAGGTGGCGAAGGTGAAGCCAGACAAGCCGCTTTCTCCACCGGGCACTGCCCCACAGGCTGAAGTTCAGAAGTCGTCAAGGTCAACAAGGGTACGTCGAGCAAGTGAGGGGTAAATGGCACTAGTCGCTGACATCAATGACCCGCTCATTGTCCAGGTCATCGGCTACACCCGTTTTGCCCTTCGTGACTTCGAAGAGCTCAACAGGTTGACCGTAGGCGTCGACCACTCTGACCGGCACATCTACTGGGCCATCCTCATGACACTGTCAGACTGGGCGTCCACGCCGCCGTTTGTCGGGGCAAACTTCCAGTACATCATGAACCACGGCTGGATTGCGCTGTTCGTCCGTGGCGTGATGTGCGAGCTCATCCAGTCGCTGATGTTCTTACACATGCGGAACTACCTGTCCTACTCGGACGGTGGCGTTCCCGTGCAGACTGAGCATCCGCAGCTTCTCCAGTCCTCTCTCACCATGATGCGTTCTATCTATGAGCAGCAGAAGCTACGTGCTTTGGTTGCGGCCAACATCGAAGACGCGTTCAACGCTGGCATTGGTATACATAGTGAATATGTACACGTGAACAGCTTCTACGGAGCCATCTGATGACACCTCACGACGCAGAAATCCTTTCGTTCATCGAGGAACTCGACACCGTCAAAATCAAAGAGGGTTGGGTCCCTCCCCTGGCAGGCGGTGCTTTGGCAGGCGGTGCTACAGGCGCTGCGCTTGCGGCGAGTCGTGCTGAAGAGGGTGAAAAGCTTAGGGCAGGCGCCTTAGGCGGCGCGGCGGGTGCAGGTCTTGGCGCCGCGGGCGGCCTAGCAGGTGCTGTCACAGGTGGCATAGGTGGCTCCTTAGCTGGCATCGCAAGACATGGCAGTGACATAGGCCAGCGCATGACAAACAGCCAAGTGTTGAAGACGCTGCCCTACGCGATTGGCGGGATGGGTGTAGGTACTTTGGCGGGGGGTGCGCTTGGCGGTGTCGCTGGTGCCCACCTAGCTCGACGTCCTCCTCGAGAAGAAGAGTTGGAGAAGGCTGCTGCATTGGGCCTCATGATGGGTGGTGGTGCCATGGCCGGTGGTACCACCGGCGCAATCATAGCTGCCAAGCGAGCTGAAGAGGGTGAGCGGCTTAGGGCAGCCGCCATGGGCGGTGTTGCGGGGGCAGGTCTTGGCGCCTTGGGCGCTGGCATAGGTGGCATAGCGGGAGGCGTGGGAGGCATCGGCTTGGGATCTGCGGTTACGAATCCTCCTAGGGGGAACTTCTCAAAGCTGAAGGCCATAGTTCCGTATGCCAGGGGCGGTGTAGCTTTAGGCAGCGCCGCGGGCGCTGGCATAGGTGGGCTGATGGGCGGTGCGGGTGCTTCGGAGGTCAACGAGGCTATTCGACGCAGACAGGCCGCGCCTGAAGGAGAGAAGGTCGCTTTTTCTCCTGAAGCTGCAGAAGAATACATGCAGGAGAAGGGCGCGTCCGCGATGGCAGCTATAGGCTCTGGCATACGCGCCGGGTACAAAGGCGTCAAAAGCGTCGCTTCAAATCTGATGGACGGTAAGAAGGTCAACGGTCTCAAAGGCGCCCTCGACACTGTCACCGACCCGATGTCCAAGGCGTACAATGCAAGCAAGAAGCAGAGCGTGAACATCGCCAAGAGGCCGCTCAAGGAAGGCGGCAAGGCAGCCAAGAGCCGCAGCATGGATACCGCAGTTGGTGTAGGTACTACTGCAGCGGGCGCGGCAGGCGCGGCAGGTATCGGAGGGTACGCGGTTAGCTGAGACGTTTAGCTTCGGGAAGCACCGAGCTACCCGTAGAATTGGGTCAGAGGGGCGCCTAACGCCCATCCAGTGAATGCTTGAAGTCACGAAGCTAGTTGTCCGAAGCTTTGACCTCGATCATCTCGATGTGTACTGGGAGATCAGCACATCAACAGATGCACCGGAGAGGTACCACTTCGACGTCCTTAGGAGTGTGGACGGCCCGGCCGGACCTTTTGAGGTTCTAGCAGCCGACCTATTGAACACGTTTACCTTCAGGGACGGTAGCGTGCAGGCGCTGCACAAGTGGCGACAGTACTTCTACAAGATTCGCGTACGTGACCTCGACAGTGGCGAGGACCGAGAGTACGGCCCCAAGATGTTGGCCGCGGAGCCTGACCGCATCGCTCTTGAGATTCAGCGACGGCATCAGCTGGTGAAGCAAGAGTTCACGGGTAGGAAGTGCTTGCTGTTCCCTGCACTGACGACAGGCTTTCGATGCCGTAGCTGCTACGTGACCAATGATCGAGGGAACTCGC